AACATTTAAGTGTCCAAATTTAGAAAAATATACTGATGATATAACATTCAAATCATTTCTTGAAGATAAGGGTGTGAAAAGTATGTTTGCTAGACCAATCAAAACATTAAATGGTAAGATACTTGGTATCATCATATTAGATTACGTAAAAGAGAATCGAGTATGGAGTGATGAGGCTGAAGAATTTGTCAAGAAACAAGCACGCGTAATTAGCGGTTATTTGATATAATTATATTTTAAGCTATAATATAAATATATTATGGCTTTCTCATATTGTCCTCATTGTGGTTTTAAAAATATGTACTCTGTTCAGGCACCAAAATTTTGCGGTGGTTGTGGAGAGGGTATAAACATATTATCTGCGGCTAAAACGAGTTCGACCAGCGCAAGCAAGTCGACACCCATCCGTCGAGCTCCAAAACGACGAGCTCCTGTTCAACATGCAGAGATTGACGATCCTGATGGTACAGATGTATACGAAGTGCCAGATATAACCAAATTTTCATACAGTATCGAGCAAGACAAAAATAAATTTAGCCTCAAGGATATTATTCCTCTCGAAGAAATAGAAGCTATCAATAAAGATGATCAACCCAATCCTCCTCAAAAAAAAGCGAAAAGACGTGGCCGACCAAGAAAATCCTGAATTCACTTACGAGGACAAGTCAGAAGAAATTGATCTTGAAATAAAAAAAAGAAGAGGCAAGTGGTTTTTAGATTCTTTAGCATGGTTTGATTTTGATGATGTTGAGCAGATCATTCGAGCTCATATTCATAAAAAATGGCATCAATGGGATCAAAGAAGATCTCTCAAGCCATGGATTAACAAAATCATAACCAATCAAATGAAAAACATTTTGCGCAACAATTACAGCAACTTTGTGAGACCTTGTCTGAACTGTCCATTCAATCAAAATTGCGCCACAAAGGATGGAGGAGAGTCATCTCTATGCGGATTCACTAAAAGCGGCTTGCAGGACTCTTCCTGCCCATTGTACGCCAAGTGGGAGCGAACCAAGAAGCCTGCATACGGAATTAAGATGGCATTAGCCCTCGAGAATCATACTCACGAGGTTGGATCCATGCGAGATTATAATTTTGATATTCTTGATGCACAAGCCAAATTAAACATTCACATGCAAAAAGAATTAAACGAAAAACAATATCAAGTATACGAATTATTATTTGTTCAACACTTGGATGAAGAAGAGGTCGCACAAAAAATGGGATACAAAACCAGTGAAAAAGGTCGCAAGGCTGGCTACAAGCAAATAAAGAATTTAAAGAAAATGTTCAAACAAAAAGCGCAAGAAATACTCGAGCGTGAAGATGTCATATCCTTAAGAAGTGACCCGCCATGGATTTAACAAAAAAACAAAAAGATATTATCCGCGAGAATGCTGGTAGCATCACAGATTTAACTGAATTGACTCAATTAGTTTTTCCAGAATTAGAAAATATTGATGGTCGCAGCAAACAAGGTAGGGCCGTTAGAAAGTTTCTTGCTGATAACGAAATAAATTATGAGACCCGACACTTTGGTGCGAAAGACCCAATATCTTTAAATCAAGAACAAAAAGATTTTATTGACAACTCTATTAGTGATGGCATGACTTGCAGTCAAGTTGCGGGCATATTGTTTCCAGAAGCAAGAATAACAAAGGTTGGTCAAGAATACGTTGCTATTCATGCATACGTTGAAAGCAATGAACACCTAACAACTCCTGCGATTGAAGACGCGGCCTTTAGGAAATATTCTCCGCCCAAAGCTCCAAGCAAGATCATAAAGAAAATAAATGATTATGCTCAAACCCGTATTGACGAAAATAAATTGAGTATGGCGGAAAGAAAAGGAATTGAATCGTTAGGTGGCTTTCTTGCTTCTCCCCGCTTTATACAAGTTATAAATAATTATGACAGTCAAGAAGATCGCGATTTATTTGAAGCAGAATTTGTGCGTGCAACCTGGGACAAACCAGATTTAACAAGTGATGAAATTAATTTATACATCAATGTATGTATGGATTATATACATTTAAAAAACATACAAGGTGCAATCAATAAATTGAATAGAATGTTTGATGAGGCAGAGGATCAACAAGATCTAACTGTTCGATTGGCCGAACTATTAAAAACAAAAAGCGAAGAATACAATCAATGCGAAAAAAGAATGGAGTCACTCATTCAAAAACTTCAAGGCGACCGTTCAAAAAGAATCAACACAAAACAACAACAAAACGCTAACATTCTTGCGCTCGTACAATTGTTTCAAGAAGAAGAGGAGCGTGAAGTTATGATCAAAATTGCCGAGCTTCAAAAGCAAGCTGCGCGAGAAGAAGCCGATCATTTAGAGTCCATGCCAGACTGGAAGGCTCGAGTGCTTGGCATATCCAAAGAAGATGTCATCTAAGGAAAAAGTATTGTATGGAAAGTATTTTGTTTGCGATTCTCCAGAAAAAGAAGAATCCGCAGCTTTAAGCTTTGGTTGGCGCCCAGGACAGCCAGAGTTTTCGTTAACAATAGATTCTTGTACAATTGATGGTGGTGGAGCAGTTGAGGGCTTGAAGTTGAGCTTTTGCAGAAATGTGATCGTAAAAAACAGTCAGATATTTGGTGGTAGTGAAGATTGCGTTGACATTGTTCGTGGAGAAAACATAACCTTTGATAATTGTACATTCTTTGCTAATTCAAATACAACACAACATATAACATGCAAGGGTGGTGCAAAAAATATAACATTTAAGAATTGTAAATTTATTGGTTCTTTTAAAAATTGGTGGAATGGTGCATGTATCGATTTAGGCAATTGGACAGATTATGATGATGTTGATCGTCCAATGGTAAGAAATGTACATATAATTGATTGTGATATGCAGCAAATTGATTGTGGTATATTGTACCGACGATTATATTCTGAGACACCTCATGTGTCAAACACTCGAGGATTTCGATTAAATATTCCAAGAATATTCGTGAATGTATTTTGGTGGTTGCAAAGAAAGGGTGTTATCGGACATAGACGGAGATTTCCTGAGAGTTGGTTAACAATATACGGATTTGAGTTATGATAACCTGTAAAATATGTTCCGAACAATTTGAAAACGAAAAGAAATTACACATGCACTTGCGTTCACACAAAATTACTCTTGCGGAATATTATACTAGGTATTATCCTAGAAATAATTTACTTACCAGAGAACCTTTGCCATTTAAAAATAAAGAACAATATTTTGACCGCGATTTTGCCAACAGAAAACAATTATTAGATTGGTGCGCAAAAACACCAGATGCACAAGTAAAAGAATATATTCTTGAATTGCTTGATCGAAGAATCAAACGTAAGGAGTTAAAGTTTGGCCCGTCGCATGTAGAACTAAAGACGAGTGACATGCCAACTGTTGATTTATATCAAAAACATTTTGGCTCATATAGCAAAGCTTGTGATTTGGTTGGAGTTAAGCCATTGTTTAGTACGCGATTGCCAGATGAATGGCAAAATCCTGTGCCAGATGATGTTAAAATATTTATTGACACTCGTGAACAGCAACCCCTTGAGTTTGACAATTCAGAATCATTAAAATTAGACTTTGGGGACTACGCCGTGGGTAGCAATCATTACGATTATACATATGTTGATCGAAAAAGTGAAACAGATTTTAAATCCACACTAAGCAAAAACAGTCTAAACCGATTTCGCGCAGAACTACAACGCACGAAAGATTTTGATAGTTATCTTTTTGTGGTAACAGAAACAGATATGAGCACCATGGAAAAGCGTAATAAATGGTCGCCACACACATCCAATATGAAGTATATTTATCACAACATGAGGGTATTGGCGCACGACTTTTCTGGTCATTGCCAGTTTATTTTTACAGGTAGTAGAGAGCAGTCCCAACAACTAATTCCAAAAATTTTAACGTTAGGTAAGAAATTATGGAATGTTGATTTACAATATTACATCAGCAATCAATTAATATAATGGCTTGGGAAACAGGAAATCAACTTTCGCGCAGAGGCGACGACGACTTTAACAAAAAACTTGGAGAGATTAAAGGTTTTATTGAAGAGAAGGAAGCTAAATTATTGTTGTATGAATTTTTAAGAGAAAATATAACATTCACTGCTGACTTGGTGAGCGGCGTGCAATTGTTTCCCTTTCAGCATATGGCAATCAAGGCTATGTTCGAGACAGATTACTTTATGGGCGTGTGGAGTCGGGGTATGAGTAAATCATTCACCACCGCAATTTATGCATATCTTGATGCGTTATTAAATCAAGGGGTTGAGATTGGTATACTTTCTAAATCATTTCGTCAGGCAAAAATGATCTTTAAAAAAATAGAAGATATTGCCAGCAAGCCAGGCGCTGCATATCTTTCACAATGCATCA